TTTCATTATATATAATATATATGCTAATAATCCCTGTTGTTATGTATACGATTAAAGCCATATACATATAAAGCTCCTACGTTTACAGTATAACGAAAAAGGGGGGTTTTTTGACATAAATGTGCTTTTCCAGACACATTTATAAACCGACAACGCATTCTTGTATATATTACTGGTGAGGGAGATTATTGGATAAGAAGAAGAAAGAGCTGCAGACTGCTCGTCGTGAGATGATCAAGCAGATCTCTCGTACTGAAGCTTGGGTAAACCTTCTCGATCTCCGCGATAAGCTAAAACGCCAAGGTTTTTCCGCTTCGGTTGAATTACTCCGCTCAGATCTCCGTATATTGAAAGATGAGATGGATGACATTGAGTTTTTGAATTTAGAAGATGATATTAAGACGGCTTTGTGGGAGAACTTTCAGCAGGTGCAGAAGGATTTTGATGCCGCTGGGAGTCCTGCGGAGCGTCGTGCCGCGAGTAAGATTGTCTCTGTGTTGGGGAAGGACATTCTTTCTGTGGAGAGTAGCATCAATACGCGTCGGAGGAGTAAGCAAGGCTCTGGTGGTACTGGTTCTGCTGGTGGTGGTCCTCCTGTTTTTCAGTTTGGGAAGGTCCCTGTGGTGAAAGAAGAGGAAGATGATGATGAAGATGAGGAGGAGTCGTAGTGGGTCTGTTATTGTGGTGGAATAACCGTTCGCGCGGTCAGTATGATGATTGTTTCTTTACGCAGGGTGAGTTCTGGGATTTTAAGGACGGATTGAATGCTGTGTTGGATGGTTTGATTGCTTCTGATCGTGAGGCGTTGAATACATTTAAGGAGGTAAAGCGGACGTTGGACCAGCAGCGTAAGTTGAACAAGCTTGTGTTGGAGAAGTTGGATTTGATTATGAAGAAGACGGGTGTTTCGTTGTCGGAATTGGAGGCGTATGAAAGGTTGTATGGATGAGTAGTCTTTCGAAGGATCCGGTGTATCGTGAGTGTATCCGTCGGTGTGCGTTTAAGTGTGATGAGCGTTTCCCTTTTTTTTGTATTCGTGGTATTGATTGGACGGAGGTTGGGAGGTGGCTCGACGAAAACCCCCCCATCGTTTGAGAAAGGAGATGCTTTCGGGTGCATCTCGAACATGTCCTCGTCCGGAGTCCCCGGTGGTTGTCCCGGTGGAGTGGTGTGTTGATATGCCGTGTTTCTATGAAAAAAACGGTGTGTGTCGGTATGCTGAGTTGCTGCCTAGTGTATTTAATGCTGATAAGATTAAGAAGTTGAGGTGTAAGAAATGAAGAAGAAAGATGAATTGGATATGGGGCATCTGCGGTATGTCCGTAAGAAGTGGATGTCGAAGGATGGTGAACGGTTCGAGTGTTGTGAGCTGTGTTTCGACTGTGTGTTAGGGCTGGTGTATTTGAAGGTTCCTCGGTCGTTGTTTGATTATTATACATATCTTGAGGGGCGTTTCATTTCAATTCCTTGGGAGCACGACCTTTTGAAAAATAAAAGCTCGACCAAAAAAGGTGGTTGATTATGTCAATTCATACTCATGTATGTGTGAAGGCTAAGAAGGCTAATGATTTGCAGGTGTGGTTAACATATGGTTGTTCAGATTGTAAGAAGAAACTTCGTGCTGCTCAAAAGAAATATGAAAAGATTTCTGATATTGCTCGTCATGCTAACATTGAAACAGAAGGTAGTGTAGATATACAACGGGAACGTAAACATTCTCAAAATATCCATGGTGCTGGTATATATCATCCGTTGATTGGTACTATGTTTTTGAATGAGATTAGGACTCGTGAAATTAAAAAGATTCGTGATAAGGATTTGAAATCTTTGGTTATTATGTTTTGGAATGAAGAAAATAATATGGTTTCTGATGTATGGAGTCGATATTGATGACCTTTATTTCCTGTATCTATTGTGAGAAGGCTGCTGAGGTTGTCTATGAGGGTAATAGCTTATGTCGGAAGTGTTTTTCTGAGACTATGGGTCAGTTGCCCGGTTGGAGTGTGGAGTAGCCGTGCGTTTGATTATCGGTGAGGATTGTACGTTTATCCTAATCGATGGTATTAAGACGCGTGAGCAGTGTAATACGCTGTGTGAGGAGATTCGTATTGCTATGTCGTATATTGTAAGTTTGGAATCTGGTGAGTATGATGAAGAAGGATATTCAGAAGGATGAGTTGCGCGTCCTTGAGTTGTTTGATGAGTTTATTAGTGCTTGGGAGAAGCAGGAGTTGGAGTTGTCGAAGGCGAAGATCTTCCCGTATTTGGAGATCTGTATTCGCGCGACGATCCGGTGTGGTCGTCAGTATCAGGAGGACCTGAAAACGTTGTTTGCTGCTCAGAAGGTGAAGAAATGAGGGATCGTGACTTTTGGATTGGGTTTGTGAATGATATGTCGTTGACGGAGTTTGAACTCCTGTTTTCGATTATGTTGAATCATTTCTATAAGTTGGATGGTCATTTGGAGGGTCGTGATTGAAGCGTTGTAGTCATTGTCATAAGCAGAAGGAGTTGTCTGAATTTTATAAAGAAAAAGGGAAAAAATTTGGTGTGAGACATATATGTAAAAAATGTGATTATATTAAGAGAAAAAAGTGGGACCAAGATAATCCTGAGAGAGCACGAGAACGTGCTCGACGTTATGCTAAAAGAACGAATTATGCCAAACAAAAAAAATGGGAAAAAACACACCCTCAGAAATCTGCAGAGATTCATAGGAGATATTATTATAATCATAGGGAAGAAAGACTTCTTTGGTATAAAGAATATTATAATTTAAATAGAGAAAAATTAAACAAATATAATAAAGATAGATGTAATTTTAAAAAACTCTTCGCTGGAGTGATGTAAATGATAGAAAATAAAATAAACCTATGTGGTAAGAAAGATATATATCTGTTGGGTGATACTCATTACCCTAGAGGCAGCCGTTCGAAGTTCAAAGCAGTTCTTGATGAAATAAAACACAACCGTAATGCCCGTTTGCTCGGTTTCGGTGATTGGATTGAGGGCATCTCTCATACAGATCCTCGTTATCATCCGGAGGAGACTCCGTTCAATTTGAATATCGATGAGCAGTGGGCAACATTTGAGGAAGACATTTCTTATATTTCTGATAAGATCATCGGTCTTCATGCTGGCAACCATGAGCATGTGTTGATTGTGAGGCATGATACAAATGAGCTTCAGAAGATTTGTAAACGTCATAATATAAAATATTTGGGTGAGGGTTTTGCAGTTCATCAATTCAAAGGAGATGCTGGTACGACTAATATTGCTTCTTTTCATGGTGTCGGTGGTGGTATTTCTGCTGGTTATGCTTATAATAAGCTTGAGTATCTGAGTCATATCTTTGGTGATTTGGATGTCATCGCTGTGGGTCATACACATAAGCTCGGTGTTAATATGCAGATTACGCCATTGGTTTTCGGTGATGGTAGGTTGACGCAGAAGTTTTTGTATAGTTGTAGCACTGGTAGTTTCCTTACGAACTATGAGGAGGATACGTGTAGCTATGGTGAGCGTAAGGGGTATCATCCGTTGCCGTTGGGTTATATTAAAATCGAGTATGATGATGGTATCATTAAAAAGGTGTCGGTGTGTCCTGTATGATAATCCAAATAAAAAACAAGTTGCATGATAGTATGAAGGAGTCTATCGGTATTCGTTTGACAAATCAGGAGATGGCTAAAATCGTGCATCATTATCTGTATACGAATCCTAGTGAGACTGTGTTTCTTTTGAATGGTAATCGTAATGATAATGACCCTGAGGATGCATTGTTAACTGGTGCTGAAGCGAAACAGTTTATTGGCAGATTGGAAAAGTATTTGGAGAAGGAGTATCCTAATACTCATAAAAAGATTTCTAGTATTGAGGTCGCATGAGCGATTGTTTAACTTGTTTGGAATCATTGCTTCAGCGTGAGCGTGAGACGCTGAATATCATTGAGAAGATGATTGCTGCGGAGTTGGAAAAAGAAGAATGAGTCAAATCGGTGTTGGTATTTTTATAGCTGGTTGTCTTTCTTGTCTCATAGATATTTGTAGGAAGTCTGATGATTTACGTGAATATGTTGTATTATTTATTGTATCGGTTGTTATGATGCTTGTTGGTGTTGTTTTAATGGAGAATGGAATATGACTAAGAAGTTGAAGACACTTCGTGATTTGGAGATTAAATCTGAGATGTATCCTAAAGACCCTTCTCTCATATATGGTGATGAGTTGCGTTCTGCTGCTCGTGAGTGGCTTGAGGAGATAGAAAAATCTGGCATCCATGGTGGTAGATGGTTTATTCGTCATTTCTTTAATCTGGAGGAGGAATCCTGATGGCTTCTATGAAAATATCATTAAGAATATGGGAACTTTGTTTACGGTGGAATCCAATGAAACAGGAATATGAGTCTGTTGTTGATGTCAGAGTGGAGGAGGAATCCTGATGGATGATTCTGAGTGGTGGTGTTTTTTAGCAATATTTTGGGTGTTGTTGATGATTCTGTGTGTTCTTATTCTTGGGGTGATTTGAGTTGTCTGATGATTGGAGTCTGAAGGATAAAGTTCATTACAAACAAGAGATTTGGAGTTTAAGGAAAATGAAACTAAGAATGATTTGGAACATAATTAGAGGAAAGCCAGTGATGTACAAGATGCACATCTATGGATATGCTGAGGCGAATGAGCCAGCAGTTCTGGTAGATAACCATTTTGGAAACTATTATAAGTTCCATAAGAAGGTTTTGAAGAATGATTAACTATCTCCTTGCCTTGGTGTTGGCGTGGATTATAGGATTTGTGGTGCATGAATATGGACATTATATCGAAGCATCGTTTCAGGGATGCAGTTCTTCTATTAGGCTGTGGTTTTATCGTGGTTGGATACCTAGTCTTAGGTGCGATTATTCCGGCACAATTAGCAATAGAAACCGGTTTCTTCTCTCAGGAGGACTGGTGGCTGGCGTTGTTTGTGTTTTTCTTGCTACTCTTATGTTTATGTATAGTCGTTCTCTGGCTTATGGATTTGGAGCTGTTGGAACGATAAACTTGTTTTATGCATGGTATGAGGTTTCCTATTTAGACTCTGTTGACAGAGACAACTATATGAAGGGTCATTATCTGCTGTATTTCATTGTATGGTTTATATTTACATTTCTATGGTATCAATTCGTCGTCGTGTAGCCAGTTTTTTGGATTGGCTTGATGCCTGTATCAGGCAATATTAGACTTTAGTGACTTTCTGGTGGGGTTTTCACCCTGAGGATCTCCTTGAGGCTTTTACCCACCAAAAAATTTGGAGGTATTTATTTTGTATTGTAAGATTTGTAGAGGTTTTTTCGAACGGAAGACGTATAATCAGATGTATTGTGGATATAAATGTGCAAAAATTGCTCATGATCTTAAGAAAAGGATCCGAATGCGTCGTTTACGGACACTTGGTACTACTGATTTCTTCGGAGGTGCGTGTAAAGACTTCCAGAAGGAACAAAAACTAATAAAAGAGGAAAAAAAACGACTTGGTATTTAAATCTTTTGGTTATGACACCTATATATATTGAGAGTTAATGAAGGAGCGGCAAGCTATGCCGTGGTGGATGGAGGGCGCATATATTGTATTAAGATGGATTGATAAGAGAAGGCAGAGGTCGGATTTGTGTAGGGATGTGAATTCGTTGAAGAAGGAAATCGCTCTTTTGAAGGAAGAAGTTAGGATATTGCGTCGTCATGTCGGTCTTTAACTATCCCCGTGTGTTTCTACCGAAACAGGAAAGGGTTATTAACGCATGTAAGAGACACAAGTTTGTTCTTTATAGTGGGGCGTATGGTGCTGGTAAGACGCTTCTTATCAGTAATATTGTCTTAATGGAATGTTTGAAGCATCCGAAGAGTTTGTGGTTTATCGGCTCGCAGACTGTACCGCAGCTTCGTGATACGGTTCTTCGGACGTTCTTGGATGAGGCTGAGTTATTTCAGGAGGCTATGCGTGAGGCTGGTACGATCTATGAGTTGGGTCGTTATCGCCCAAGTGTGATGTCCTATCGGTTCCATAATGGTTCTGATATATTGTTTCGGAGTTGTGATGAACCCTCGAAGTTTAAATCTTTGAATTTGGAAGGGTTTGCACTAGATGAACCTGTCGACATTGATGAACAGGTGTTTTTAATGCTACAGGGGCGTCTTCGAGGTAATCATACATCCCACCATTTGGGAATTATGGCTGGAAACCCTGCTGGTAAGACTAATTGGGTATATCAGCGGTTCTTTGAGCACCCAACGAATGAATATTATGTGGTGCAGACCAGTTCATATGATAATACGTTTCTTCCCCCTGATTACATCCCAAGCTGTGAACAATCGTTTGATGTTGAGTATGCAAATAGGTATCTTCTTGGTCATTGGGGTGAGTTTGAGGGGTTGATCTATAAAGATTTCGATTATGATAGACATGTTGGAAATTACCGCGACAAACGGTTCAAGAATTATATTGGAGGGTTCGATGCAGGATATCGAAACCCTGCGTGTCTCCTTACCTTGGGTCTTGACGCAGAGAACTGTCTATACATAGTAAATGAGTATTATGAGAAGGGGAGAACTGATGATCAGCATATTTCAGAGATTTCTGAAATCAATAAGGTGTATCCGATGAGGAAGATCTATGCGGATCCATCTGCTCAAAACTTTATTAATACTTCCAGAGATCGACGGCTTCGTGTTTTCGAGGCAGACAATAATGTTGATAATGGGATTGCTAAGTTAAAGATGCTGTTTAAAAATGATCTTTTAAGAATTGATTTTGGCTGTAAAAATCTTATTAAGGAGTTGCAGTCGTATCGATATGAGAAGGATCGGTTTAGTAAGAATGCGACAGAACGTCCAATCAAAAAGGATGATCATGCTATGGATGCTCTTCGTTATAGTGTAACGGGTTTTCAACCGTTTCGTAGTAAGATGTTTGTGGGTGGTATGAAGTTATGACGAGTCTACGAGATTTAGGCGAAAGATGGCTCTGGGGTCGTACCCAGCTGAAAAGTGAACCGCAGGGTAAAGTTGATTTCGGAAGGGGAGTCATCCATGATACAAAAAATAAAAAATCGTCTGGATTATCTCCCGGGACATATCGGGCTATTGCTCATGCTGAGCCGATGACATTGAAGGGCATTCGTAAGAAGAATACCGATACATTTCGATCGTGGATTGTTGTCAAAACTCGTGATGGAAAAGATGTTCCACAGACTGATAAAAATATTTTGGATAATTTTATTTTTGATACAAAATTGAAACAAAAGTTGCAGACCTGCGGTTATTGTAGTATGCTGTATGGTGATGGATTCATTGAGAAGATATATCTTGAGGGAAAAGGAAAATCTGCTGAGTCTGCTCCTCCAAAGAATGGGAGGATTATTGCTTTAAAAAATCTAAACTCTGAGAAGATAACAGAGCGGAAACATAAAACGAAAGATGGTGTAGGTCCAAAATATTATGTGTATAAGGTCTCATATGGTGAAGATGAATTAATCCACCCAGATCGTCTGATTCATATCCGAAATGAGCCTCTACCAAATAATGAGTTTGGGACATCGGTCATACAGATCCTGCGTAAAATATTGGAATCAAAGATGAATACTGATGAAGCCACTGGTGAGCTGATGACATGGATCGGTAATGGTGTCCGTACAATGAAGATTGACAATATGGGTCAGGAAGATTTTGATAAGATGATGGGCATCTTCAAAGAGCAACCAAATGTATTAGTTTTTGATGAGCGTTTTGATTTTGATATTAAAAATCCGACGACTATTGCGAAGCCGGAGGAATATTTTAATTATTTTTATACAAATATCGCTGCTGCGTTAGTTATGCCTACTCATATTTTAACTGGTATCCAACCGGGGCATGTTACTGGTTCTGAGATCGGTATCTCTGATTATTATAATGATGTAGCTAATGTACAGGAGCTTGTGTTTACCCCTACATTAGAGGATTTATTTACAGAAATACTAAAAAGTAGGGGTAGGAAATGGCGGTATGTTATCAAATGGAATCCAATCTTTGTAGATGAATTATCCGAAGGAAAGATTATGGAGAAACGGATGAACGCCTCGATGATTGGATATACGAACAAACTGGTTGGGTTTACAGAAGCTCGTAACATCATTGCGAACGGTGTGATTGACATTAATCCAGATGAAAAACCATCTGATGTCAAGGAGGATGCACCCATCGTTCCTACTGGTGATGCGAACTATCCCCAGCCAAAGAAGCCTGTCGATAAAAAAGGTGAGGAAAAGGAACATTATGTGGTAAAGCCGTTGAGTCCGGCTAGTCGTATGATGATCGAACAGGCTAAAAAAGAAAAAGAACTTGGTGAGAAAGAGCTTGTCGAACAGGAGAGGAGAGTTAAAGAAGCAAAAAAAAGGCAGGGACTTTCGAAGACGAAGAAAACAAACAAGAAAAAGCAAAGGTAAGATTTAATGGTTATTATAACGGAATCTGCTTCACGACCAACATCTGGTGAGTTGAATCATCCTTGGCGTATTGTTACGCATAATGGCAATTGTAAGATACAACGTCAGGAGGCACGTAATGTGTGGGTGTCTCGGGCGACTTGGAGTTAACTATGGTAGGTGTTGCTCTTACAGTAAAGGGTATTAATTCTATTGTATCTAAATTGAAAAAGATTACTACAAAAGAAAAATGGGATGCTGTTATTCAAGAAACAGGGAAAATTGCTGAAAAGCATGCAAAAAAGTTGTCTCCTTATTTAACTGGTGAACTGAGAAGGAATATCCAGTATCAGAAAACAGGAGATTTTGAATTTACACTCACAAATGATACTCCTTATGCTATATTCAATGAGTATGGTGCTAGCCCATGGGGTCGTTATGGAATAATTAAGGAATTAGCCCCTACTGGTATTGGTACACCTAAAGCACCTAAATTTTACGGCTCTGGATATCGTCCGTTTATGCGCGCTGGAGTTTATAGGGCTGTGCATGAAGCTCATAGAATTGTGGGAAGAAGAATCGTTGAAGGTGTTATGAAGTGAAGACTATAGTATTATGTTGCGGAAAACCACGTGGTTGCCCGGAAATCCACCTTGATTTTGATACGGTGGTAATTATAGATGATGACGACAATAAAGTGACAATGACAACCAATCAGTTTAAAATCCTCAAAGAAAAAATCGAGGATGGCGAATTTGATAGTGTGAGCTGTGGTTAAGATGCCAGATAAAATGGTGGTTGATCATATTGATAAGACCTCCTCCGAGCAGGTAGGTCTTAGTAAACAGGAGCAGGATAAGATTACACAGCTGATGAATATGAACCAAATGGTGCTCGGGTTGTCTGGGCAGCTCAAAGAGATAACATTCAATTTAAAAAATGCCCGCAAACAAATCAAAGATATACGAAAGGGAAAAGGGTTTCCACTTATATTTCCTATTGGAAAAAATGTATTTAAAACTGTTCCAAGATCGGAGAAGGAAGATATATTGAAGATGTTGACAGAAAACCGTAATCTGATAGATAACCAGATGAAGGGTGTTCAGGGACAGTTTGAGCATAAAACAGATGAATTCAACGGTGCCTTGCTGCAGGTATATAAAATATTAAGGAAGCGACTATCACAGTCTGGCTTCGATAAGGATGATTTAGATGCCTGATATTACTGCTGGTGACTGGTATAAGATAAAATATCGTCTTGCATTGCATTATCTCCGAAAGGAGTTTACGAAGGGACGGGATAAGGATGCAATCCATGATGATATAGAATCCTGTGGAAATAAAACGATACGAAAGTTATATAAAATCATCTGCAAGACAGCGGATAATATCAAGCATGTCTATCAAGGTAGGATGATTAGAGAGGCATCAGAGATATTATTATGGGCTACAGCCTATAAAGATACAGCATATCGAGACCCATTTTTCTGGGCGTTGAAACACATTCTCGATATGAAGGATGACATCTATGATGACGTATTGAAATACTATAAGGAGCCGGAAGACTGGTATATCAATGCTTGGAAGAAAAGCAAGGACAACTCATTGCGTTTGCAGGAGGATGGAAAGATCCCGAAGACGGTAATGAGCCCCGATGAACTTGCATTTGTGCCAGAGCATCAAATACAACAAATGGAAAAACATATCAAAAAAGAACAACGAAGGAGAGGATGGTAATTGCCAACTCCAAATAAAAATGAGAGTAAAAATGATTTTATAAGCCGTTGTATCCCGTATGTGATACATGAAGGTACAGCTAAGGATAATAAACAGGCTGCGGCAATATGTCACAGCATATGGAGGCGTAGTAAGGGGGTGAAAGAAACCAAGAAAGATGATAGAGTATTGTTACATTTACATGCTGAATTAGAACCATATATTGATTTGGAGAAAGAAAAACCCGATATAGGTCTCGAGCGTTCAACTGTTCTTGTTGGTGATAAAACATTCAACGGCATTTATTTTCCTGCCGAAGAAGTAAAAAAGGCATTGCCGACATTTGATAAACAACCGATAAATATCAATCATAGTGACCTTGTGGAGGACATCGTAGGATGGGTTGAGGCTCCTGAATATAAGAGTGAGGGACATCGTTTAACAGTCAAACCAATTCTTGATGCCCAAACAGTAAAATATCAGGTTGCAAAAGGCTATATCAACAGTCGTATGACTGCTGGTCGTCATCCAGAGGTATCAGTCGGTGTCTGGGTTGACCGTGAACATGAGTTCAACGATGATGGGGAGTTGGAGCGTATTATCGCACGAAATCTACAGGGTGACCATCTGGCACTTGTGAATCGTGGTGCATGTAGTCCAGAGGATGGCTGCGGTATCGGTCTGAATAAAGATACTAGTGAGTTGGAGATAAAATATACATTCCATACGAGTGATGGACATGATTTTATTTATACTGAGCCAGAAAATCATGTATGGTTAAAGGATTATACAGAGGAAGAACATAAAAAGAAGGCTAATTTGAGTAAACAAATCCTAAAAGAGAAAATTAGGAAGGAGGAATTAAATGGAAGATAAAACAATAGAGGAGCTTAAAGCTGAATTGGATGCGTTGAAGAAATCCAACTTAGAAAAAGAGTTGGAGAATGAGCGCAAGAAAGCCGAGGAAGCTGAGCAACTCGAAAAAGAAAAGGCTGAGGAAGAGCTACGGAATAAGATTCGTGAGGAACTTATTTCAGAGATGGATGTCGGTTCGAAAGTTGGAAGTGAAACGGAAACATTGAAGAAAGACCCCAATACGAAGTTTGAGGTATTTTCAAAAAAGGCAATCGAATCTATAGCTAAAGAGACTGGGAAGAAAATAACAGGTAGACCATATGATGAGTTTATCTCTGATGCATGTGATAGGTGGTAATCAATGAAAGATTTTATAGAACTTACAGATGTAGGTACTGCTGCCAACTGGATTCCTAGCGAAGCATGGGCTGACCTCATACTTGAGGCATCTGTGTGCTATGGTCAACTATCTGGCGTGATTACTGCTGTTGATTATGATCTCGCTGCCGGAAACGGGAAAATCGTACGTGTTCGTACTGTCCCAGCTCGAACTGCACAAACCCCTAATGAGGATGGCTGTCTATCAGCAACCAGTACAACTCTTGGGAAAGCTGATATTACCATCTCAAGATATGGCGACTACGATGAATTCGTTGGTTTTGCGTTGTGGGAAGCAAAAGGACCTGTTGTAAAAGCTGTATTGCGTGAGATGTCGAAAGGTTTCGCAAAGAAACGTGATGAGGAAATCTGGACTGCATTGTTAGATGGTGGAGCAGCTGGTAATAAATTATCATTAGGTTCAGCATTGTCAAGAATTGATAATACTGGTGCTGTATTACAGCCGAAATGGTGGGTACATGAATCACAAGCGTCTGGCATCTATGGGACTGCACAGAATTTATACAACAGTATTGTATGGTCTGCTGCGTCTATGAGAGCAGATTGCTATGAGCCAGATTACGTCATTATGAACCCAGAGGTTGCTGCGTTCATTAAAATGGTTGCAGATGATTCTACTCTGAAAGCACAGATAACAGTAAATGACAGTGGTATTCTGACGAATGTTGCAGGATTAAAGGTTATCGAATCTGGTAATGCAAAGCCACATGGACCTAATCCAGCTGGTGCGAGTACAGCATCTGGGTACTTTACGAGTTCTGTAACAATAGCATGTGTTATCGATAGCCGTAAGGCTGTTGGAGAAGCATGGGGTATGAGACCAAAGTTTGTCTCTGATTATAATGTTGCATGTGACCGATATAACCATGCTGTTCATGCATACTGGGGAACTGCGAAGATAGACAACAGTGCTATTGCACGAATCGAGAACCCATAGGCGTAAAATCTACGCCTATCTTTTTTCTTTTTTTCAATGGAGGATTAAATTATGGTTTGGAATAATGGAATAAATTGGGATCAGAGTAGTGCTACATTTAATGCACTGATTCGTATCATGGGTAGAACAGGCTGTAATCTTGTATGTCGCAAAAAGTAGGTGGTATATATGGTTTCATATCCACCAAATAAAAAGTGGTATTGTAACATATGCAAAAAGGCGATGTCTGTAAACTGTCTCTGTATACATATTCTACGTGGAATGTAACATGAAGCGAGTATTTCGCAACAAGAAAACAGGGAAGAGAATGACTCTCGATGAGGTGCATGATAAACATCTCATAGCGAGTCTTGAAAAGGATAAGGATTATCAGGAGCTTGTCGTCCTTGGGTGACAGGGCAAGCATCCTATTATTTTAGATATCAAAAATTAATTATGTGAGGTGAGAAAAATGTCTGATACAAAAGACGGAATGGGTATAAAAGGTAAAGTTCACTATGAGCTGCGTGATGAGGATGGCAACCTGAAAGATAAAGGGTTCTGCATGAATACGATTACCAACTGGCATGATGCTGTTGTATGTGGTCGTATGCATAACCAGAGTACCAGCTATGGAACTATCAACTATATTTGGGCTGGTGTTGGTAGCGGTCAAGGTGCATCTGATACAGACCTCGATGATGGATGTGGTGAGGCAGCTGATGAACGACAGGCTGTTACAAGTGCTACAACATCTGCTGGTGGAGATGATAATGACCTTGTGATTGTGGGAACGATTTCTGCTGGTAGCTGTACAAAATCTATCACAGAGCTTGGGTTGTTTAAGAGCCTTGGGACCAATAGCGATAAGATGATGTGTTATAATGAACCTGCATCTGCTATCAACAAGGGTGCATCTGATACGTTGACGGTCACGTGGACGATTACATACGGTGCAAGTTAGGCTTATTTTTTTGGTGAATATATGGATGCTATGATCATAGCTGCATTATTGCTTTCTCTGATTTGTATTTCAACTGGTTTAGTGTATGCTCTATCGAAACGAAAACATCGTGGGAAGGTTGTAGCTATTTTGATGGCATCTAGTCTTGGTCTTTCTGGTATTCCATTGTTGTTTGAGGATTTTACCCCAACGGAAAGAACAGCTAATTGGTTTGGTGTCAATATTGCTGGTGATGCTTCTAATACTTGTAATGTATTTGCTGGTGGTAATAAATATACCCGGATTCGAGCTGGTAATTATACATTCAATGGTGGTTCAGATAAATATGCTGTCGTATTGAATGCAAAAATTTGGAGTACTAACGGTACAACAAAAACTTCTGGGGTCATCTATGATTCAAATGGTGACTTAATGTCGATAACAGAAGAAAAACTTGCAGCAGGTAATGAATCTGTTTATTGGTTGAAATTACCATTTATTACTCCTTTTTTATTGGTAGATGGAACGGAATATAGGTTTGGTATTGAAGCAGACCATTTAGTGGTTAATGCAGGTGAAACTTATACGGTTGCATTGCGTTCTGATGCAGCTAGTGGTGGTAGTGGTTGGTATCAAACTGTTTTAAATGGATACCCGACATATAGCGATCCAGCTAGTTTAACTGAGATAGTTAATCATAGATATATTTTATATGTTAATTATAAAATGTTGCCGATAAATAGTGTCCCAGTTCCTTCAGATGGTGCTGTTGATATTTCTTTGAATCCAGATTTAAATATTACGGTCGATGATGAGTTTGGGTATAGTATGAATCAAACATTTAGAACAAATGCCTCTGGAAGTTGGGAAGATATTGCATGGAACAATGATTCATATAATGCAACATTTTCTAATAGTACATCAGTATTTACTTCGTATTCGACAAAATATTATTGGAGTAGTAATACTACTGACGAATATGGTTTGTGGGACAATGATACCTATAGTTTTACAACTGAAACAATTACTGATGCTGGTTGGAGTAATTATAGAGTCGTTACCGTTGAATCAGATTATATCGAAACAACTCTCACTAATTTTCCGATACTTGTTGCGATAGATAATAGTACATGGAATATTGACAATAGTAAGAGTATCCGGTTTCTCGGTGCTGATAATTCAACAGTATTTTTACATGAGATAGAAAAATGGGATGATAGTGGGAATTGTTATCTGTGGGTAAATATATCTGAGGGTTTGCCATCCGGAAGCGATTATAGTTTTTTTTGTTATTATAATAATGTAGATGCTACAACTGGTCACAATCCAGAGGGGGTATGGGATTCACATTATCTCGGTGTCTATCATCTAAATGGTTCCAATGACGCTGGTATTGATGATAGCACCAGTAACGATAATGATGCAACCGGGGATGCAGGTAATCCATCTTATCAGCAGACTGGAAAAATTGGATATGCTGTAACATTTGATGGTAGTGATGATAGTATTGTATTACCGCAGATTTTTGCATCTGAAGATACATATAGTTTGGAAGCATGGGTATATACACAGACGGGTGCTCGATATTTTATATCTCAATGGACTGCAACTGGTGGACAACAAGGTACATTTATCCAATATGGTGCTCCGTCGTTTCAGTGGTATGTAAATGGAGCAAAGGATACACTTGCTGCAACACTTAATGAATGGTCACGTGTCACTATGTCTTATGATGGTGGTCCTGATATTGTAGAATTTAATGTCAATGCAACATTATATAAAAAGTCAACGAGTATTGCTGCACCATCGTTTCCATCTGAAGCTATGTATTTTAGTGATCGTTCTGCTGGTGGTAGGGAGTTTGTAGGTGTTGAGGATGAGATACGATTTTCTGATATCGCTCGAAATCAATCATGGATGAATGCATCATATCATAGTGAAAACCAGACAGATACCTTTATGACTTTTGGGGCTGAACAGCCTGAAGCAGAAGATGATGAAGTTTTTGCGAATACAACCATACGAAACAATGGTATCGACTATTTTACATGGCTTGGACAAAATGTATCAGCATGGCATGTTGCAAAGAATATTACAGGATTCGATGAGGGAGCAGAATATCTAGCGATACTCAATGCATCTGGGAACTGGTGGAATTATAGTCATCATGGTGGGGATGGTGGAAACTGGAGTATTAATACATTTGATGCAGTGAAATCATATCTTACCGATGCAGTCGGAAATCAGACATTCAACATGACCAACAATACAGAAATGGGATACAACAAAGCACGCACGATTACACTGGTTGATGTTGATGCTGGTAACAACTATACAAGTTGGGCAAATGCAACGAAGACAGATTTATCTGCTGCAAATACATCAATTGGGCTTGCCTCTGGATATTTTATAGCATTGTGGAATACAACAGATTTCAAATGGAACTTCTGGATTTCGCATTTCGCTGGAAACACAAATGTGAATATACATCGGTGGGATGTATGTCTTACACATATATCTACTGATAGGACTTGGGCGATATGACGTTGGATAATGCATATCCTGTCTATGGGCAGGTAACAGATGGTGGTACACCTGTCGCTGGTGCAACAGTTTATATAAAAGATACAACAGCACCACAGGGTACAACTACTGGTACAACAGATGCTAGTGGATATTATCTGATAGATATACAGGATTATGCAACAGATGGTAGTACAATACAGGTATGGTCATTTGATTCTGGGAATTATAAGATTGAAACATTTACATTGGATGTCACAGGAGCTGCTGAAGAGGTAAATCTAGCCCTCGCTGAGACATTACCAACTGATACGCTTTCTATTGCTGATAGTGTTGCATTACTTGCTGTCTATGCACGTACTGCTGCTGAGACATTAAGTATTTCTGATGCAGTGGGAACTGTTGTGCCATATATTCGTACAGCTGCCGATACAATGTCTATATCTGATTCTGCAGCTGCTGTATCAACAATATTACGAACAGCATCAGAGACATTATCTATTTCAGACAGTGTGTCTACTCTTGTGCCATATATACGAGCAGCCAGCGACACGTTTTCAATATCTGACAATGTTTCATCTGTGGCGGCATATCTTCGTACAGCATCTGATACATTATCAATATCTGACGGTGTTTCAACAGTTGCAACTTATATAAAAACTGCAACTGAAACGCTTTCTATTTCAGATTCGATTTCTACGGTGATGGTTCAATTTGCGACTGCCGTTGAGACACTCAATATTTCTGATAGTGTTTCAACAGTTGTACCATATATACGGACAGCATCTGATACCCTTTCAATTTCAGATTCAGTGTCTGCTGTTGCAACGACAATACGAACTGCATCTGAAATACTTACAATATCGGATTCGGTTTCATCTATACTTATAAAACTGATAACAGCTACTGATACATTAAATATCTCTGATAGCGTTTCAACTGTAGCGACATACCTACGGAGTATTACTGATACATTATCAATCTCTGATTCAGCTGTAGCATTGGTAACGTATCTACGGACGGCTAGTGACACACTATCAATTTCAGATTCAGCATCTACATTGATAACATATCTACGAACAGCAACAGATACATTAAACATCTCGGATTCTGTATCATCAGTTGCGACTTATCTACGGACAGCAAGTGACACACTTACAATATCTGATTCTGTATCTCTACTGGCTGCATTTATTAGAACGGCTAGCGACACGTTATCGATATCTGACAATGCTGTGGCATTGGTAACATATCTACGGACGGCAACAGATACATTGAGTATCTCGGATAGTGCATCAACTCTTTTGGCATATCTGCGAACGGCATCTGATACATTAAATATTTCTGATAGTCTCTCAAGTGTTGCAGCGTATATGAGAACGGCATCAGATACACTTTCTATATCGGATTCAGTAGCTATCAGTCCGATAACATATAACCGTAGTATATCAGATACGATGTCAATTGATGATAGTGTATCTGTTTATGCAATATGGTATTCAACGGTTGAAAAGATACAGATGCAACCATCGTTGGAACAACCATATTTTATTTATCCAACATCGGAGGAAGCATATACAATTGAAGCAAAACCGGGAGATATCTCCGGAGTCCCAAACAAGTTTCCTCTACGGTTCCCATTTTCATTCAGTGGAAAATACATATCATTTGTTGTACGAAGTGAGACTGAGGAACCATATACGATTACATCTAAAAAATTAAATTCTGTTTATACGTTAACATCGGAGGTTTATTAATATGGCATGGGATAGTACACAGACAGGCAGCGATGACATTACACATGTTGAATGGAATGCTATGGTTTCATATATTAAAAATGAGGCATCACAAGCAACTAATAAGATAGACCATGACAGTCTGAAGAACTATAAACGGAAATACCATGTCGACTGGAGTGTTGCATCATCAGCTGATATCCATATCGATAATATTTATCCCAGTAGACCGACATCTGGCATTGATCATGATGCAGCAAAAAACTTTGTAGCCAACGAACACAAAGACCATACGAGCGTTACACTTACGGCTGGAACAGCTCTTACTGGTGGAGGAGATATATCTGCAAATCGTACATTCAATGTCGATGAGACAGCCATAGACCATGATAATCTAAATAATTATGATGCAAATGAACATGTAGATCATACAGGTGTATCAATACTTGATAATACAACTATTACTGGTGGTGGAGACCTTAGTGCGAATAGAACATTATCAGTGGTGACTGCTAAAATAGACCATGATACATTATTAAACTTCGCAGCCAATGAACATTATACTGAAGCATCTATCGACCATGATAATATTACCAATACACATAATCTAACTACAGATATTGACCATGATGCAACAACTAATTTTGCAGCAAACGAACATATTGACTGGACATCATCTGGTGCTGGAACGATACATAGCACAAATTATAGTGCAGCAACAATTCCATGTGACTATTTTATCTATAAGGATGGTAGCACCTATTATGCAAAGGATAGAGATGGTAGTGTCGCATCGAGTAACGCTGCGTGTCATCATGTTATGCAATATTCCATAGACCAACTCCATGAAGGTGGAAAGATACAGATGTCAACGGGAACATTTTCTATCACATCGCCTATGTACATAAGAAACAACTATCTTGTGATACAAGGATGTGGTAGGAAGACAGAATTTAATATTGATAATTATCAAGCATGTGACTGTTTTGATATCGTTGGTAAGTTCTGCACATTTAAAGACTTCAGAATCCTTGAAGCAGACCGGGGGATATATGCACATAAAGGAAGTGGTTTCCCTTCCAACAATGTATTTTACAGTGTCGCCTGTGATTATTGCAATACTGGATTTGAAATAGAAAAAGGATATTACAATGTATTTATATATCCGCATGCAGACCATTGTGATAATAATGGAATAATGTTTCGTAATCTTGATCAAGCTGGAGGCGGTATCGTTATTGTAGGTGGTCGCCTAACCAACAATGGAAAAGATGGATTGATGGTCAGTAATGCACATGCAGGGAGCATAACAGGTACTGTCTTTGAAAGCAATACGAGTTGTGGTGTCAATCTACAAAGAGTTGCAACACATTCTTTAAACGGATGCTATGCAGACAACAACGGTCTTTATTCATATCGTACGAGTTGCCCACATGGTGCATATATCGGCAATTCATTGAACAGTTGCCGTGGAAAATCAAAACGTGCATATATTGATTCACCGTATTGTGGTATTCATAGTTGTGATTTCCGCAGTAGTAGTGATACAACATCTCTTGAGTTAACATCAGATGCAACATATTGCACTCTTGGTAATTCATATCTATCTGATGGGGTAACCTTTCCGTCTCCGAAGCCAGAGGGATTTGTAGACCTTCGTTATGGTTATACAACAAGTCGTAATGCTTTAACAAAAACTGGTGCATTTACAGCTACTATGAATGATATTATTCTAGCTGATGCATCCGGTGGGGCATTCAGCGTAACGCTTCCATCAACTCCAACCGCTGGTGTAGTTATTGATGTAAAAAAGACGGATAGCAGTGCAAATGCTGTAACAGTGGATGGTAATGGAAATAATATAGATGGAGACAGTACCTATATCATGTATAGTCAATATGAAAGCATCAGCATTTTTGCTGATGGGAGCAACTGGTGGATTATCTAAGGAGAAAAAAATATGAATATATATACAATACTATTACTTGTGGCTGGAATCGCAGTCGCACTCGGGCTTATCTGGTATTACCGTGAAGGTCTTACCGGCTACTTTAAGAAAAACAAGAAGAAAATATCAGCGGCTGCAGTTGCTACAACGATGATAGGAGCAGGTGGTACAGCAATATTGTTTGAAGATTTTGTACCAGAGGCATATAGACCAAATATATTGAATCTTGTGACTACTAGCGAAGGAAGAAGTTTTCCAGCAACAGGGCAAGGTATCCGCAGGGCATATAATAGTCTCAATTCAACAAATGGGACCATAAGCATCCCTAGTGGGTTGTTTCCAATGTCTGGTACGTGGTGGATAAATAACAGTCGAATAACTATAGATGGAGATGGTATTGGAAACACAATACTCGAATGGAACTATGTTGGTAATGGATGTATTCATGTATTAAATGTCAATAATTTTTCAATATCTGATTTGACGATAAATGGCAATTCTGTAAATAATCATGCATTAAATATTAATGACGTAAAAGATTTCTTTATCGATAATATATTAATTCAAAATGATGGCGGTGGTGGTGGAATATATATACAGGGGTTATCAACGAAACGAGGAGTGATTTCCAATATCATTGCGAATTGTTCTGATTCTAGTCAGCAATGTTTTGGATTTGCGCAGGGGCATAGAGTTCTCATCTCAAATTGTTACGGGTATAACGATGATGCAGATGGTATGGTATTTGATATCAACACAGAATGTGAAAACATTACTGTAAACAATATGGTTATGGAGGGCGGTTATGGATTTAAAGTTACAGGAGTGGCTGGTGCATATCCGAAAAACATTATGATGAACAATATACAGATTTTGAATGCTACGACATCAGGTGGATGGGGTGGTGAAATAAATTGCCGTGAAAGTACTTTTAGCAATATCCGGGTTGTTGACTCAAACGGTCATGGTCTTATTTTAAATGTTGGCTGTTCGAATATAACACTTGATGGTTTCAACATTAACAGTTCGGCAGATATTGGATTAAGTGTTGCTGGTGAAAATATTATTATAACAAATGGCATAGTTACCGACAGCATAGGAAGTGATTTATCTATTACGGCTGACAAAGTTGCAATGTCTAATTGTCTTTTTGATGGTACAGACTCATATAATCTTATTAATGGTGTTAATAATATGTCTCTTTCAAATTGTATCTTTAAGAATGCCGGTTCACATAATCTTGCAATTTATGGCAGTGAAAGTCTAATTATAGATGGATGTCAATTTATTAGCGCAGCGAGTCGTAATCTTTATCTTGCTAGCACTGCATCGAATAATATTTCCATAACAGATTCTATTATTCGTGATGCTGGAGTCTATGGTATCGGACTCGAAACAGTTCAACATATGTTTTTTAAGATTAGCGACAATATGTTTATCAATAATGCTAACGATGGTATATTTATTCAGAATGCTGATTGCAATTTTTATATGATTACTGATAATATTTTCGTTGGTGGTGGTGCTGAAACTATTGATGATGATGCAAATGGTAGCAATACTGTTGTAGAAGACAACGGTGAATGGTAACCATGTGCTTTAACTGGTTTAAAAAAAAGGAAACAATATCTCCACCGATGATGGAGATCGATATGGATGGGACGGAGCTGCGTACACGGCTGAAATCTGATTTCCCGAAGGCAGCTATCTTCGTTTCAGATAAAAAATATAAGACGACAACCATCAGCGATGTACGACGATTCCTAGCCAACGATCCCACAGATAAAAACTGGTTCACCGACGAATACATGGACTGCGATGATTTCAGCTTCAGCCTCCATGGGAGTATCAGCAGTGAAAGTGGATGGAGTGCTCTTCCGTTTGGAATTGTCTATGCGCAGAAGGGAAAGCTCCAGCATGCGATGAATATCTTCATCGACAAAGACTATAGAATCTGGCTTATAGAGCCACAAAATGACACAGCCAAAATATATGATGGCGTGTGGAAGATTAGATTTATCTTAATATGAAATAAAGAATAGGAGGTGTCAAAGATAGCAATTTTTCAAAGAGGGGAAACATTTGTTCACCGAGTCACCATAAAGAATCGGAGCAACCAGCTAGTCGACACCGATTGGAAACTCATAGACATATCAGATCCCTGTGATCTGGCTCTTGTCAGCACGGGGAGTATGACACGTGATAGTAAGGGTGTGTATGTCTACAACTATGACATAGCAAGTAGTGCTACATATGGTAAATACAAATCAGCGGTATCCTTTTCAAATAGTGGTGGAAACATCGGGAAAGATGTTGATGAGTTCTATGTGATGCCATGGGATGCATCGACAGAGGTACGACAGATATCTGGCATCTCATCGAAGAAGGATATATCGGATAAGGATTTGGATAACATCGTCTGGATGGCGTATCAGCGAGCTCTACGAGAGGTCTATGCGCATCATAGCAATGAGATCCCATTGGGAAATCCTGATACAGGTGTTGCCTTTAATGGAACAAATACGAGTTTCCAAACACGACATACACCAATTGCCGATTTTAATGGTGATGGAAATATATATGGATATGGACAGAATGGTAAGAGGAGTTGTGGGACAGATGTCAACTTCTGGTATAAGAACAATGCTGGTAGTTTTAATCAGGGGAAGGTGACAGTGAATAATGCAACCAATGGAGAACTCACGATTACGACGACAGCGGATGCAGCAATCCCCAGTTCACAGGAAGGAGTATATCTCGACTACTACAGCGAATCTCCCAGTTTCAACAATTATATATTTCAACAGGCTGTTTCGTTTCTTGCATCGCACTATGTAGAACAGCGATTCAAGACTAGCGACAGGGTTACAATGGCTGATTTGAACCGTAACAATGTAGTTATGGTGGCAAATCAGAATAGGTTTTTCTATGAATATAAACGACTTTTGAATCTTATAAGACGACCGATGATAGGTGGCGTGTAGGATGCCGAAATACTCAGGAGACGTACGTGAACGAGTTCGAAACCAGATCGGAACTGTCTGGGACTACGATAGCGATGGAATCGATGAATACTGTATAACAGTGTCAGATGATTTCAACGATACATTGTATATCCCGATGTATCTTCCGGCTGAGATGCGTGGTGGGGAGGTTCCCTATATGCCAGCGATTGAGATGCTGATGGTTTCATCTCCCGAAACGTCGATGGATGTGAGTGGGAAGATAAAATTTCAGGAATCATATTTTGATTTCCATCTCTATTATCCAAACAATCTGGATAATATCAGTGGGACTACATTTGGACGACTGGTGGCTGATGAGATATGCCAGAAGATACATACGAACCGTGCATCGGTTTCGAGCAACTACTTCGTGGAAGTCATCAATAGTGGCTTTGAAATTGTGGAGCCATCTTCTGAGGGTGTCGTCTTTCATAGGGTAATTGAATGTAAAGCAATAAATTATAATTAAAAGGAGGAAAAAATAAAATGGCATGGCAAGATTATGAAATTGGCGATTACGTAGGTAAGCCATTTAAAGGAAAAGTTGTCTGGTGGACTGAAGGTGATTTGAGTTCAGGGACGGCTGGAAAAATAACACCAGCAACTGCTGGAAGAGTGATGAAGGTATCAGATGTTGTAAATGTTGCACGAGTAGAAACAGGAGATATGCTTCGTCATCACCGTGGGATTGATAGTCGAGCGTTGAAAAACACTGAACGGACTGCATTTAACAATACATTCCATCTTGAATATATACCACATACTGATGACTGGCTGATTACACATCTATTAGAGTTGACATCTGAGGGAACTGTTCAGGCTCTTGGGTTTGAAATAGGTGCAGATGTCGACGGGACAGAATCTTCGTGGTACGTATTACAAGGATGTAAATGTAACAGTGTAACGATTAACGGCAGTCAGGGAGATGACTTTGTTATCTCAGCGGATTTCAGTGTTGCATCAATGAAGGCAAATATTGCTGAATACCAATCTGCTGCATCATCGGGACCAGCTGGTAGTCTTTGTGTATTCAACAGTGCTGGAACGATTCAGGATGCCGGTGGACGACAGCTCGCATATATTACATCTGCATTTAGCTTGACGGTGAACCATAATCTCGAGGATTTCTGGAACATTGGAAAGATTGAGAAAAGTGCAATTGTTGAAGGAGCACTTGATGTATCTGGAACATGTGACATATCGTTTGACCATGGTGGGGCGATGCATGTGAGAGATGTTATCGCTGGTGCGACTGAAGCAGATGTTGTCTTCATACTCGGTGATTCATCTCCAAGTCTCTCGATAGGGGATGTCTACTGGGATAGTGCAACAGTTGATATCACCAATGAACAGGGTGGTATGGTTGGCAGTTGCCCATTCACAGCGTATAATGTGAGTGTTGTCACTGCATAGATAGGCTAACCACCTATCATATTCTTTCATCAGGATATGACAAAATATAAATTGCCGTTCATTTTGGACGGAAAAGAGTTCAATCTACCCAAAATGACCGTACTCATCCATGAAGAGGCTATGGATGATATGGTGCAGTATGGGAAGATGGACGAAACCAAATATAGTAGGCTGTTCAACAAACACCTCATATTAAAGGTGTTGCAAAAAATCGACGAAAAGACAACAATTGATCACATCAATGAGATGCATCCAGATGATTATATAGAGTTGTTTGGAATTGTCTGGAATAGTGGTCGCTTGAGGAAGTCTGATACGAAATTTCGATGATAAAAAGCAGCCGAAGATAATCTATCCTGCGGAGCATCTTGAAAGCTACCGTAAAAATAGATACGCATTGTATCTTGAGGTTGGCGATATGGAGGACATCCTCAATATGACACCGTGGGATTTCAATGACATTTGTCAGTTTACCGTGGAGAGATCTGATACATTGAATAAGAAATCATCGACGAAGCCGTTGCGGCAGAGCCAGAAAGATATGATAGCGAAAGCAAAAGGGGGAAAATAATGGCAAAAGCAGGAACGATAGAAGTAGGGATGTTGCTAACTGGGCAACAAAAAATGGTTAGACAGTTGCAGGAAACAAACCGCCATCTTCTCATTATGAATAATCAACAGATGAAAAATCATAGTCTGATGATGAGAGGGAGATCTCAAACATCGAAGGCGGCAAAAACACAATCAGCTTTTGCATCCCAGTTAAAAAGAACAGCTGTTGCTGCTATCGGGTTTAACTTTGCGTTGATGTATATTTCTCAGGTATTCCAAAAGACGATACAATATGTCAATGAATCAGTTCAAAGATTTAGGGATTTTGAAAATCAGATGCGTGAAGTTGGTACAATCCTTGGTGATGTAGCATATAAAGATCTTCCACAGTTCACAGAGGAAATAGAGTATCTCAGTGTAGCATTTGGTAAATCAACAAAGGATCTATCACGAGGTTTATATGATATACTGTCAGCGGCTGTAGATTCATCGGATGCAATAGAATTATTAGCTACTGCATCAAAAGCAGCAATTGCTGGTTTGTCATCTGTAGAGAAATCTGTTGACATTATGACCTCTGTCCTCAATTCATATGGTTTTACGGTTGAACAGATGACACATGTTTCTGATGTGATGTTCCAGTCGGTTATACGTGGTAAATTTACATTTGATGCATTAGCAAATGCTCTTGGATATGTTGCACCAATAGCTGCACAAGCTGGTGTATCATTTGAAGAGTTGTCAGCAGCTATTGCGACTGCGACTCGTCATGGTTTACATATTGATATGACCGCTCGTGGATTGGCATTAGCTATCCAGAATATTATCAAACCATCAAAACAGGCTGCTGATATGGCTGCGCAGCTTGGTATTGATTTATCTATGGTTACGCTTCAGTCGAAGGGTCTCATAGGATTTTTAGAGGAACTAAATCGTGTTACAGAAGGAAATGCTGCAATAATTTCACAGCTCATACCAAATATGCGTTCCTATCGTATTATGATGGTTCTCGCTGGTAAAGGCATTGAAGGATTCAAAGATGATATGGTATTGATGTCTGAATCCCTCGGTCAGACAGAGAAAGCATTTGCTAAAATGGCTGATACCTTTGAGATGAAGATGAATATCATCAAACAGGCACAAATGGAGCTTTCTCGTGAGATGGGTGAGATGATGGCTGGTCCTGCGTTGATGTGGGAACGATGGATGATGGCATTACAATCTGTTATCTTCGAAAGAAATATTGCTGCTGGTAGATGGAGGCAGACACGGGTTGTTGCCACACAAGCGAGATATGAAGAACAATTTATGAAACAAATGGAAGCTGAAACATTTGATAGAGAGGAAACAAAACCATTGTTTCAAGAAATGATGGGTATGGATAGAGCCGGGAGACAGGAGTTCACGATGGGTACTCCGGGTGAATCACCATATGGTAGTTATATCCAAGATGCTAGGAACTATGGATATGCTGTTGAAGCAGCACAAGAAGCATATGACAAATGGGCTGATGCTGTAGATAGAGACATAGATCCAGGAGATATACAAAGACTTCAAACATTATATATGCAGGCGAAATGGGCCGTTGAAGATCTTGCAGATGGGAATGCATATTTTATATCTGCATTGCATGATGCAGAACAATATATAAATAGTCATTCAGATGCAATAGATAATCTCATTCTAAGACTATCACAGCTTGGTGAAGAAGTCGGTGAGGTTGGAGTTTTATATGATGGGACACTTGGTAAACAATTGAAGATTGCACAAGCTGAACTTGCGATAGATGATGCGACATATGAACTCACTGATGCATTCAGAGCTGCAAATCCTGTTCTCGCTGGACATGTGGAAGCTTTAAAAGCCAATGAAAGAGCACAAAAAGATTTACAGGAAGCAACAGATAGGCTTACATTAGCACAGAATAAAAACAATCTCGAAATGATGAAAATACAACTTCGTGGGATGCAGCGACGACGTGGTCTCAATCGGATGGAAAAAAAGCGGCTTAAAACATATCAGATTGACAATATGAAACTCCGTATTGAGGGGATGGAACAAGAGATAGCTGTTGATGAACATGGATATAGTTCTCAGGTGCAGGCAGCTAAGGATTTTCTTGCGAGGTTAAAGGATACTCGTGCTGAAGATATAAATAATCTCATAAAGACGATTGCAGGAAAAGAAAATGCTATTATTGGATATACTGCTGATATATTACGCATGAGCGGTGAGATGGAGACCGCTCTAGATATATATAAAACATTGGCACATGATTTCTATGCTGGTGAGCTTCCAGCTGATATACAGTTGAGTATCAATGCATTAGATAGGCTTCTTGCAAAACAGAAAGAAGCTGGTATGCAACAGGTAACATCATCAGCTGCTAGAGCAGTTGGCACATTTGCAAACATGGCGATTAATGCTACAGCGAATCTTATGCCTGAAAGATTCAGAGGGAGCTATAGAGATAGAATGATGAATAGACTTGGTGTGAGCTATCAACGTGGTACACATTTCGTACCACAGACTGGTATGTATCAGTTGCATCGAGGTGAACAAATCGACCCACCACGATCTGGACGGACTGGTGGTGGAGGTGCATCGTTCAAAAATGCAACCATCAACATGAATGTTGTCATCGAAAACAGAGCTGGTGTTACCGATCTGGCAAAACAACTGGCGATTGCGACGAAACAGGAACTCACACGTGAGGATAATAGTAAATATAGGTTGAGGTGATAAAAATGGCAACAGGGGATATGAGGCAATATGAGACTTTCTATGGAATCTGTCTGTGGGATTGGTCTACGAGCTGGGGAGGCATTAGCAATACTAGCTATCATCTCATAAAAAACTATCTATCTGATGCCGTAAAAAGTGTTCCTTCGACACAGTGGATATACAATGGTGGAGATTATGTACAGTTTTTATATCCACATCGTGTGAAAAAGAAATATTGGATTGAGGGAGTCATCGAAGGTCAAATAACCTTTATGAGTGACCCGACATTGGTGTCTTTTGTCTCATCATTTGATGTGATATTACAGAAGATACATACTGATACAACAGAAAGCGACCTTGCATCGACTGGTAGTACATCTATAAAACGGAGATATGCTGTTGGCGATGAAGAGGTCTATCATTATTGGATTGATGTGAATACACCACAGGAAGTTGGTGAAAATGAATATCTTGCCATCAAAGTAAGGTGGAATTTTGGTGGAGAAAAATATACAGCGGAGTCTTCAACAACAGCTTGGCTGTATCATGATAATGACAGTACCTATGAAGATTTGAAAATGACGATACCGTTAGCATTGGATTGATGATATGAGCATACCGACGTTTACCATTGGGTTTAATCAAACACCGCAGTATGCGTTTTTTTATCCTAGTGGTAATCAGTTCAAACAGCTAGCGGCATATGGAGATACAGACAACTATCTCTGTGTAGACGATGTAAAAGGTGTGCCGGATACATCATCCTTTGTGTCGACGGCATCTATCAGCATCTCATCTGACATCTATACACTTCCAAATCGTAGTGATGAGATAGGGAGTATCCAATGGGTTGAAGTAAACACTCGTGCAAAGGCTGAGAGTTCACCATCACCGACTTATATCTATAAGATTCTATGTAGTGTAAGTGGTTCGACCTATGCTTCTGATAGTCAGGCTATACTCAACAACTGGAATAACTATAGTATTGTATCATCGAGCAGCCCAACGGATGGTAGTGATTGGGACTGGAGTGATATCGATAATCTTGAGATAGGAGTTGAATGTAGTAGCCCGTCAAATGTAGCCGGAGCTGAAAAAACACAAACGTTATATCCAAATGAATCTATTGTTACCTATTCCGATTTCGTTGATGCATGTGTAAAGATTGGTACACCATGCCCGACATGCGGAGATGGGAGTGAATGGCATCATTATCTCAATGAGACACCATATGATGTAGAAAATCGTGTGGAGACTGAACCGCTTTATTGTGGTGCTAGTCTTGTTACTGCAACAATTGAATTTCAAGATCACACTGTCGATGACACATCGTTTAATATCACAAAGGTTGCTGTATATTATGTTTCAGCATCATATACAGATTCAGCAGCTCATCATATCTATGTGTCTATGAACAATGATCCGACGCAGACACAGTGGCATCACGAATATTGTCATACGAGTTGGACACTACAATCAAAAGAGTTTACATCCCAGCCATCGGGGTCTGCATGGACATGGACTGCTGTCAATCAGATAGAACTTGGATTTCGTCTTGAGGCAACCCAAACATATGGTAGTGGATTTGCTAATGCATATATTGTTGTCTACTACACTGGGGAAGACATGGACAGTCCAAACATCCATACGACACAATGTTATGCACGAGTAAAGTACACTCCAACAAATGTGAACTATTATCTCAACAAGCCGATAAACATACGAAAAGAGATTGGACGGGATACTGGTGCAATAGAATTTTGGAGTGAGGATAGAGAAGTGTTTGATATCAATCTAGCCAACTCGACACTCATCATGGAAGGCTTTGAAACTGGTGCAACCGGTGAAAGTAGAATAGACAACATACAGGATATCATGGAATATGAGAGTAGCGTGAGTGTTAGTGGATTAGATGAAGATCGATATGATGGAAGCTATTTCGTACAGGACTTTAGCTTTGGTATGGATGCAAGCGCACCGACTATCTATCGGTGGAATATGGTTTTGGAGAAAGCATAATGGCACAATATTTTCGTATTAGTAGGGGAACGACACATGTGAAACTACGACAGCCGGAATCATATGATAAAATAAAGACGAAGGATATCCGACGGTTGTATTTCTGGGCATCGACAGCGGTGAAAGATGTCGGAAAATCATCTGATGAGATAACATTGAATGGTTTGCAGTATAGTACATCGACTGCATGTGGTGAGTCGCCAGATTTCCCATTGGGGTTTCCCATAGGGTTTGATAGTGAGCTCATCTACTATGAGATGCAGGATTTGGAGGATATGGTGAACGCTGGGGAACATGTCACCATAACGGATTTAAAATATCCCACATTAAATGCGACTTATTTGTTTAAAGATTTTAATTATGAGGAAGTTGGAGGGAGACCAAATGAATATATATGGAGCATCACGCTCGAAAAAGTTTAGGGTGATTTAATATGACATGGCAGGCAACTCAGACATCGAGTACAAACATTTCAACCAGTGAATGGAATAGTATGGTATCTGCGATACGGCATACTGGTGCTTCAGATTTGTGGAGTACGTTTTCAACGGCTACCGATTTCATCTTCGATGCTGATGGAGATAATGTATATTTTAAGGCATCTACGGTTCAGATGTTTCATTTCGATGAAAACAGTGGCGACAGCCGGTTATGGGGGAAGAGTGCAGTATATCCATATATTGATTTTATAGATGGAGCAGACCTTCGTCTCTCTGTTGTTGCTGGTGGAGATGTTATATTTCGAGATGCAACAACACAATATTACCGTTTCTATGTCAGTGGTGATGTATCGGAGATTCGTGGTCATGCTGCTGCAAATAAAGATGTACGGTTGAAAGCCAATGAATCAGATGATGGTGCTATACTCATTGAAGGCGGTGGAGATATCACTGTTACATCTGATGATGACTTTCTTGTATTGGGTGCAGGGAAACGTATGTTTACAGCTATAATTGCTGATGCAGCAGGTAGTGATGTATGTCGTTGGTATGGTGGAGATAGCACATCTACTGACTTGGTTATCTATCCATCAAATCAAGGTGGACGACCATATATGACGTTTCATGGAAGAGACAATGCTGGAGATATCGAACTTGATAGTGCTACTGATATCCTCTTCAAAGAAATGGATAATAGGATGTTTACATTTAAATATGAGAACAGTACTGGTAGTTCAACAATCGAAGGTGGGATAAGTGCCGCTAGTTCTTTCACATTGAAAGCAAATACTGCACAAAAACAACCATATATACAGTTGCGTGGTGATAGTGGAAACATAGAACTTTTCGCAAGTGGGAATATTAGTTTTGGAACCTATACACATGGAACAGTTACATCACGTGGATATATGACTATGAAGACATCAACTGGTAGCACTATAAAGGTGATGGTTGGAAGTTAGACTATGCATATGATTGAAGCGACATCGGATGAAATAAAGGCAACCATACAACTCATAAACGCACTCAGCTTGGGTGCAGTAAGCCCAAAGCTTGGAACACTATTACTGAACTATAGGGAGAGATTACAAAAAGAATTGAATGGAGGTGGGTAGATAAAGAAGAAACAGAAACGAATACGATGTGAAGTTTACAGCCGTGTCGTCGGCTATCTCCGACCGGTAGACCAGTGGAATATCGGTAAACGACAAGAGTTCCATGACCGAACAGCATTTGAACTGGAGGATGAAGATGGTTAATTTAAAGAGACTTATCGACAAAACAAGGGAGATTGAACTGCAAGTCGATAGTAAACACAACAGAGACCATCTCTTTGAATATACAACAGTAGATAGTGGGACATTCATCGGTTTTGGTTTACATAAGGAACCAGTTGTAGCTGTGCAGCGAGTGTTTATGAGCAAGGGAACAAAGATACCAGAACACAACCATCCAGAAAAAGAATACTGTATAGTGTATGTGGGAGCATTTGAATTATATAAACAACCGAGTTTTGGATTTCTCAAAGATGGAAAATCTACACGGGATATGAAAAAACCAAACAGGGTTGTCGGTGTTGGAGACGGAGTGTATTTCCCACCGAATGAACCACATGGTGGTATCATGCTTGAAGATACATGGATTATTGGTATAACCATACCAGCATCAGAGGAGTATCCAGATGCCTGAACACAATAACGATTTTAGGATGAAGATGACCGAATGGCGTGGCTATGTCATTCGAGCGTTGGAGGACCTTGACCAAGAAATGAAGGAGGTAAAAAAGAGCCAAATCGCTCTAGGAAAAAAGATAGATAAGATCAACTCGAAGCTGACGGGCTTACTTATTAAGACTGCAGCAATGAGCGGTACTATTGGAGCTATCGCTGGTTTTTTAACCGCATTTCTGTCTTAAAAGGAGGTGAAAAAGTGACAATAAAAGAAACTATTGTGAGTAATGAAGAAATACAGAAAGCATTTGGTTTGTTTATGAAAGTGACCACATTTGGTGCCATCATTATAGGTACAGCTCTCATACTCAACAAAGTGTTAGACTTTACATTTGACATTTCAGTGTCGATGGGATTATAAGCATTAAGGAGGTGAAATATGCCAGAAGGCAAATCTTGGTATCTCTCTAAGACGCTATGGGTAAACATTATAGCCATAGTTGTATTGCTGTCAAAAGGATTACTAGGTTTTGATGTCACTGCTGAAGAAGCAGGAGCAATACTTGTCGTCGTTAATGTTGTATTGAGAGCTGTCACCAAAGAACCTCTTGGATGGTAAACCGTGGTGGATATTTCCACCTTTTCTTTTTTTCTATAAATCAATTTAAAAGCTATTTTAAGCCACGCTGACGCATTTTAATTTTTTTAATGATAATACACCCACTATTTATTTAAAGAACAGCTGACCTTTATTATGCCAATCCTCATCGTTTTTGGCGGGAGTCAATGGGCTTTTTTTCTTATAGTAGACAACATCCTGCCATTTGTTCCCAAAATATACCTCTTCCTCCCTATTTTGTTTTTCAAGATAATCAAGATTCCAAAGGATCTCACATTGTCCGCTGATGCTCTTTCGTCCGATACGTAACTCACTATGCAACTGGTTTAAATTATACCATTCGAACGATTTTTTCTCAAAAAAGTTGTACAATTTATACCTAATAGGATGACTACTAGATTTCACAACATTCTCTATTATTTTTTTGAATTTCTCTAAAGGATACTCTTCGTCTAAGCTTTTTAATGAACAATACAACACATCAAATTGTTGCATCACCCGAGTAGTAACCTCTGCATCAGCATCACCAATAAGCTCAGCACGAGGAGAATAATAATCATTATATGCCGTAGCACGAAGCAACCGCAGTTTAGCACATTTCTTCAGCAAAAAATCAAAGATGTCCGCAGGCATCACAATACTTTCATCGAACTCTTTTGTAGAAAGAAACCCCTGCACCGTCTCACGGAGCTCCTCCCTCATCTCTTTTTCCTTCCCACGATGAGACATCGCCTTCTTCATTTTCTCTATATCATGTTTAGGATTCGCCCAGATCTCATATTGAAGCTCACGGGTACCAAGCTGCTCCTTCACCAGCTGTTCTTGTTTAAACAGTTTAGTCATACAAGCGATAATCGTTACATGACAGTTCTTATATAAAGTGTGTACGCCAGATCCGGTCTTCTTATTGATCTCCCCATCATAGAGCGTACGGAACTGCCCCCAGATCTCCCGTTTATCATCAGACTTCAATGTTGTTAGACAAGCGAGATCCTTAAACAAGAGGATTGTCGACTTGTTTTGAAGCTCCTCACCAAGATCGTGAACCTTTTTCCCTCCTTCCTTAGCACCAGATGCTAATGTCTTTGGTGTAATCTGATCGATCTTAATGAGATTCGGCATACCATCTAATGTGGCAACGATCTCTGATTTTGCATCACCTGAACTACCGATGATAAACAACCATAATGGCAGCCCCTTATATTGATTTGATAAAGCAACCGCAAGGACAACATCAATCCTATCGGTATCGGGAACAAATAACCATTTACCGATACGTGTATATACATCCTGAAGAGATTGTGGGGCAGAACTAAAATGTTTCCGTGGGATCTCTTTGTTGATGAAAGGGCATTCCTTCGTTGTCTTATACGGACAAAATCCAATCTCCCGTATACGAGGACACCCTGTCTTATACTTTGGTTTCATCGCTGAGTTGATAACCGCTGAGATCTCACCAATTGGAAGACTTGGTTTGTTCTCTGTATTCCACTTTTTAACCAACGTCTCCACCTCAGTCGCTGAAAGCTTCTTTATGTTTTTATAATAGTTCGCCAATGCAAACGCTGCCTCATTCCGTTGCCCTTCATCAACACCTTTCTTGATAAGCTCCACACAATCAGCATCGCCATTCTCCGAAAAGACAGTAGGTGTCTGCACCTGTTCCCCTTTCAGATGAGCAACCTGTTCGATGATCTGATTCCACATCCGTCCAACATCTCGTTCCTTCAATGGATGGAGATCCTCCGGCTTTGAGATATTCATAAAAGAATAGATGGCGGTGTTCTGATGCTTACTTGGTGGAGCGACGACATAGGATCCATTGGCGCATTTGTCGAGTTTTAATCGACGATATCGTTGTGGGCCCCCCGGATTTCCTATATCTTTCAGATAAATATGATAGCCTTTTCCCGTCCTCGCAACCCATCCATATTCAGAGATCTTATCAAGGTTTAAATCTAATTCATCGACAATAGAGGCATCATCGATATCGATGACCACCAAATTGTCGGATACTGCACCGCAGATAATACCCACATTTTGGAATTTCTTTGAATCCAGCCATTTCTGGATCTGATTTTCTGTGGGTCGTCGATACTGGAAGTCTTCCCATCGATCTATATTAGGAGCCTTATTCTGCTTCACGGGGATGATACTAAAACCATGGTTCCAATACCACCAGACCCACTGTTCCATTAACTCTTCTCGTTTTATATTTCTCTCACCACCTCTGGTTGTTATTTAAATAGGATTTCAATAAAACTTACCGAGTACATATCCCATTAATATCAGCAATAGAAGGATACAAAGACGTGGTAGTAGTCCTCGACGACGGATTTTTATTGTCATTTTATTCCACCATATATACATATCAACTAATAGGTTAATACGTTATGATTCCTCCTTAGAATGTGGCATGAAGGGTAGCCGTTTAACTTCACCGCAGTTTCCATCCACCACAGATGGATTTATTCCTTTGATACGATAATCTTGAGTATGCTTATCGTCACAGTTACTTCCGACTATCACCTTCATGTATCCACCTAAAGTTGGCTTTTCTCCTTAGAATAATTTTTTTCCAAATTTTTTCTCATGCTTCTCATTTATATAATCCAATAAACCAGATAAATAATCTTTAATTTCTTCCCTGACGATTTTTCTTAATTCTTCTTCATTTACCATTCAGTTCCCTCTTAAGTTTTTTATTCACAGGTTCAGCACATCTTTCACAAATATCCCTCGGTTCAAACAACCATTGATACCGACCACATTCTCTACAGAATCCTTCCTTCATGGTTTCACTTCCTCCTTATTAATTATCTTCACAACAGCAGGAAACCACTTCTTCAAAAGTGCATAATATTTAATCCATCTAACCCTACCATCGTGTTCAATATATTTAGCGACATCTTCGTGAAACCCATTGAAAGCATCAATAACATCTTGACTGCAAAAAGCACATTGAACACTTCCACATTTCATGCAGGGATTTGCATCTTCAACTTCTAACGGTTTCAAGGTTTAAGTTCCCCCTTATTTTTCCTTCTCCATTCTCTTGAATATTCCCTCATCTTTTTTAATCTGAAATAATCCATACATTCACCACAATATAATTGGTGACCACCCTTATAAAAACCATTAGCACATCCTGGATTTGCACACTCAACAAAACTTGGTGCTTTCCATCTCCTAAATTTATTATGGCTTTCTCTATCACTACGCTTTCGACAAACTTTACAAATCGTTCCCATCCCTAAATTATCAGGATATGCAAATCGTATATATTCTGAATTACAAAATGGACAAACCTCTATTACTTGACCTAATGGATTACCCATTACCTTTCACTTTCTCCTTATGATTACATTTGCAATCAGGTATTCTTTTACCACAAGCCCAACATCTTCCACAATTCACACAATATCTTGTTTCCGTTGTAATCACCCCTTATTTTGGTAATGGTGTAATTGCATCTTCATACGCATCTTTATTCAGTACCTCGTTAAAACAATCCTCACATATGACCAGACATTTTTTAAATTTACCGCACAACATACATCGTTTCATGATAAAATCACCCATGCATAAAAACACGCCAACATTCACGGCAGTAATGGCCCCAACAGAGTTTTCCACAACTACGGCAAATCCTTTCCTTTCTGCTTGACATCTGTATTCAATCCCTCCTTTATTAACCGACGATACTTTTGTCGATTCCACCTTGCTCTATATTTCCTGTTACGATGATTCGACATCCTCACCCGACATCGCTCACTACAAAACCGACGCAACCCCCTCTTCCTCGCATGAAAATAAAAATCACAACGAGGATTCGCGCATCGAAATGTTTTCACCGTAGACAGAGACATAGAAGCGATCCCCGGGGATTGAACCCAGCTCCGTTTGGCAAAAGGCTAGTAGAATGGGATGCACCAGTAAAAGGACGGAGGACACCAGCCAGATCGCAGAGGATGGGATGGGTGGGGGAAAAAGATAGAAGAGATGGGTGTGTGAGTAAAAAAACCCCCACCCGACCGAAAAAAGCCTTACTTGACCCACTCAGTGCTCCAAGTGGTCTGATCCTTATCAGCTTTGTTCTTGATCATCCCATTATAAGTGAGATGACAGATCTTCCCAACTGCAGCCGTATGCTCTGGCTTCTTTGGATACCGCTCATCCAATCCAAGGGAAACCTTCAAAGGAACCCATTGGACCGTTAAACGAAAGAACCCATATTCAACAAGTTCTAACTCATCCTTTTTATTTATGATCATCTTTTGACATACCAAAACTGGATTGTTGAAAGACATTTCACTGCCCTCCAGATCCATTTCTTTGATCTCAAAGATGATATCGTCTCCAGCCTTCAATAACTCCTG